TTTTCTTCTGCCATCTCAAGAGTAATGTATAAAACATTTTTTCCATCTAAAAGAACTGAACTAGCATGATGACACATAAAAAGAGATTTACCAACACCAGTACCTGCAAGCGCAATATTAAGCGTTTTATTTGGGAGACCTCCCTTTGTAATTTTGTTAAAGTATTCAAGGTCGAATTGAATCCTACTTTCTTTTCTGTGATATGATTCGTATCTTTCTTCATAGTCCTCTAAGTAATCGTGTCCTACATGATTATCAAACGATACTGCTAGTGCATCTGATAGAATAGATGGTATTGCATCTTTATTCTTTTTACTTTCATCACCATCTGCAAGTTGTATTGATTCCATAAGTGCAAGATAAATTGCACGATCACGACACCACTTCTCAGTAGTATCCATTAACCACTGGTAGTCTACTGGTGTATTAGTTAGAAACCCATTTAGTTCATGAATTTCTTTTACTTCTGTTTCAGTTAAATCTGTGCGATTATCAACTTCAATATTTAATGCTTCAATGGTAATTGTTGTACCATACTTAACAATAAAATCAGAGATTTGTTCGTACACGACTCTCTCTGATTTACTTTCAAAATATTCTTTACTAATGAATGGAATAACTTTACGAGAATACTCTTCGTTAAATATTAAATTTTGAAGAATAGTAGTCTCAATCCGTTCCATAAGAAAAATGCTTTTGTGCTATTGTGTCAAGTTCTTTCATTATATCATCAGTAAAGTATTCTGTTGGATTCTTTAATATCTCTTTACCATATATTTTCTTGCCATTCATTTCATATCGACCAGCAACATTCTTCCACATACCACCAAGTTCTCCTAATTCAAGAAGACCATAGTATCTGTCTAGACCTCTCTCATCATAGTAGAGTCTTATTTCGACTTGTTTGTTTTCTCTGCTGAGTCTTGATTTAGCCGTCTTAGCTTTAATAATGTTTCCAACAATTTCTGTCTTATCCTTTTCCTTTTTTTTGCTGAGATAAATGATTGTAGACGAGGCATATTTGAGGCCACTGCCTCCTCCCATTTCTTTAGTTGGGACATAAGATCCGATAACATCGTAAGTATGATTTGTGACTATAAGGGGAATATTTGCTTGACCAAGTTTCAAGGTAAGCATACGGAATGCACCTTTTACAAGTTGTGATTTGGTCATGTCACGAACCTGTTTATCATCTAATGCATCTCTAATTTCTTTTTCTGTAGAGAGCATACCTAAAGAATCCAACACAAACATACAAGGTTTGCGATCTTCTTCATCTGTTTTAAGGTATATATCTACTGCCTTAAGTGTTTTAGTTCGGAACTCTTCTATTGTAACGACATTGACAACAACAAGTCTGTTTTGATCAATTCCACGAGATGTAAGTAATCCCTTGGTGATTGCAGCTTCAGTATCAAAATAGAGGCAATACCCATCAGGATTAGTGTCCAGAAAGTTCTTGACAATAGCAAGGGAAAAATAAGTTTTACCAGTACTAGTTTCACCAGCAATGGCAGTAATCTTATTAGAAGATACGCCGCCATAAATGGAACCGCTAACAACTGCATTAAAGATATAACTTCCTGTATCAATGAATCTTTCTGTTTCATCTATATCTGCTGCGATTTGTGTGTACTCATCACCAATCTCTTTAACTATTTCTTTGAGAAAATCCATTATTTTTCTATTTTATGATAAACTTCAACGTATGATTCACACCTTGGGCATGATAAGTTTGTAACTATATCATACTCCATATCTTCGTAATCGTCAAGGTCATGATCTCCACCCCAGATCAATTCTTCATTACAATGCCAACAATTCATTCAATAATATCCTCCAATTTAAATAAAGAAATAAATTCAATTTCATTATTATCCCATACTTTATGATTCTCTTGCCTATCAACGATAGCAACAACACGATTCACAATGTAACCTGCATCACGCAAAACATTTACTGCTTTGATCGCACTACTGCCAGTTGTAGTTACATCTTCCAATACTGTAACGATAGATCCCTTTGGTGGTTTATGACCTTCAATAACTTCTTTTGTTCCATATCCTTTTGGATTTTTCCTAACAATCAAAGCATCAATGTGTTTACCAGAATAGTATGCTTTCTGTGCAATACCACATACAAGAGGATCAGCTCCAAGTGTTAATCCACCAACTGCTTGAGATTCATTTTCAACATGCTCTATCATCAAATGAGAACATAATGCATTTCCTTCACATGATAAAGTAACAGGTTTACAGTTAATGTAATGTTCTGACTCCTTACCTGATGATAAAGTAAATTTACCTTTCTTGTATGCTCTTTCTTTTAAAAGATGTAATAATGTTTTTCTATGATTTTCCATTAGATTCCTAATAATTTACGTTGTCTTTCAAAATAACCTTTTAATATCCATGAACTACTATTCATTTTATCGTCACCACCAATTCCAAATTCAAACTGAACTCTTGGATCACCCTCATATTTATCAGTCTCTGGTGTATTAGATTTACCTCTATCTCCACCATTACAGAAAACAACTTTCTCAGATATCTCTAAGCATTTTGCAATTGCACCACAGGCAGAACCTTTGTCATCATCAGGGACAGTTATAACTGCATCAACCATATTAAGATGACGAATAATTTCCGCACGTTCAACCCAGGATTGAAAGTATTGACCTTTCTTATTAGTCAACCATTCCTCTGTATTAATACCAACAACTAAGTAGTCTGAAAAATCTTTAGCTCTTGTGAAGTATGATATATGTCCACTATGAATTGGATCAAATCCACCAGTGACTAAACTCAATTTTTTAAAAAACATTATGCTACATAACCATATTTTTCACGAAGTATTTTTTTATAAGGTTTACCATCTTCAACCAAACCTTTAACTAGTCTTAGTTTACGAGTCAATTCTGTATCAACATCTGATACAGATTCAATGATGATTTCTAGTTCATCTAAATCAATAGGTAAGTCCATTAGGTAAAAAATAATTCTAGGTTTACAGTTTTTTCGACGTTCCAACCAATCGCATCAAGAATTGCTTTGAGTGGTTCAACAAAACTCTTTTCAAATTGTAGATCATAATCTATGTACTTGTCAAGTCCAATTTCAGTAGGAAAGTCTTGGATAAAGGAAATAACATTCTCTTGTATAATGTTTGGTTTTTTCAAGTATATGAACTTAACCTTTTCACCATTACCAATAAGTGAATATTTATTATCCAACTTCTTCTGCTTGACATAATGATTGAATAATAATGCACCACGAATATGTATTGGAGTTCCCTTTGCATATATTGTAGAATGTGCTTTATACTTCTGCACATTTGATGCTGTGCGAGGAAAGGCAATATCTTCTGGTGGAAGTGATTTAAACTTTGTGCGACAATCATCAATGAAATGTATTACATCTTCTTCTGTTCCATTCATCATTAATTTAAGTCCGTCCTTAATCATGCTACGACAAGGTGCAGGAGTTGATGACTTGACTGCCTCAATACCCATCATCTTAAGTTTAGGTTCTTCATATCGAACACCTTCACTGTCCCATACGTTTAGAATATATCTTTTCTTTGCTGTCCATATACCACGATCTGCGATGTTCTCTCTTTTCATGAACATCTTTTGGTCGTATGCATTTACGTACGAGGCCAACGTTTCATAAGAACTCGTAATATATTTTTCAAATTCCATCTCACAGATCTTATTAAGGAACGAACAAACGCTCGCACCATCCTTCTCTCGATCTTTGTATATGACCTCCACCAAAGGACCAAGATTAAGGTAGATGGAATCAGTATCTGAGGCAATAACATAATCAGTATTCTCCGTTTTTAGTATTTTATTAAGGTAAGCATTCATTTTGTTTTCTATCCAACGAATAGAAACCTGTCCCGACAAAGTAATTGCTTCTGCGTTTGCTAGTTTATAATACCTGAAGTACTGATTGCCGATAGCACCATAAGCAGAATTAAGAGATATCTTTTTCGCCATTTGGATGTTGTTGCATCTCGCAATCTCTTTCTCAAGATCTTTCGTCGGAGTCTTTTCATATGCTTTCTTTGCTTTGATCATTCTCTTTTTGAAGATGACCCTTTCATTATACATCTTCTCCATAAGTTCTGGTAGGAACCCACGGACATCTTTACGGAACATTGCACCATTCGCACAGATCGCATTGTCCTTATACATCTCAAAGGTTAGATCTTCATTAAGAATTTTATCAACGGTAACTGATGGGTGCTTTGTTTCAAGTAATGTTTCTGGGGAAATATTATACTGCATAATTAAATGCGGATACAGACTATTCAAGTCAAATGAAACCACCCAATCATATTTACCAGGTATTGGTTCTTTTACATATGCACCTGCATACTTCTCGACTTTATCAGATCTTTCTTTTGGTGGAATAACAATATCTCTTCTCTTCAAATAATTGTAGATGATTGTGTCCCACATTCTTACCTGATAGAACACATCTTCATAGTTGACCTTTGCATCATATGCCATCGTCAAGGCAAGTTCAATCAACTTCATCTTGTCTTCCAAACGGTCAACAAGTTCAACGTCAATGATGTTATATTCTACAAACTTCTGCCAACCATTTGTATAGAAGTCTTTAAATGTATCAAACTCTGAGTGATCTAGTTTCTTTTGTCCAAGTTCTACACTTGCAATGTAATCCAAACGATATGACTCTTGTGCCTTATATGTAAACTTCTTATATAAGTCAAGATAATCTAACTGAGATACACCACCAATATCATATGAAATATGTCTACGACCCATAATTTGAGTTTCACACTCAGTCACCAAACCCCAAGGTGACATTCTCTTCATTAGCTTGCCACCAAGAACTCTTTCAAGTCTACGACAAACATATGGGATATCATATAATTTACTATTCCAACCTGTAATAACTTCTGGAGTATTACCCTCAATCATCCACCAGTTGATAAACGAACTTAAGAGTTCGTGCTCTGTTCTAAATGCTTTATAAGTAACATTCTTTTGTTTATTATTGAAGTCCCCAAGACCCCAAGTAAGAATTTGTTTTGTTGTATAATCTTGAATTGATATTAAAAGAATCTCTTCTGCAGCAGATTCTACATCAGGGAAACCATGCTCTGACTTCACCTCAATATCAAGTGTGACCAGTTTTATCTTTTCAATATCAAACTTAACTTCATTCTCTGAATACTTGTCAGAGATGTATTGGTATATAAATCTTTCATTCCCATAAACCTCAAAGTTCTCAACCTCCGAATATTTTTTTATGAACTCACGACAATCTCTTACACCGCCAGGTTTGATCGGTTCAACCGATTTACCAGTCAGAGTTTTGTATTTGCTTTTTCTTTTAGAGTTGACAAAAAGGGTTGGAGAAAACTTCTCACGGGTTGCAAAGTGTTTACCATCTTCATAACCACGAATTAAGAAATTGTCCCCAACCATTTGAACGTTGGTGTAAAATCTCATTCTTTAATTAGATTCAAATATTGTTCCAGTAATGTTGGTGTTGGAAGTGCTAATGTAAGTATCTTATCAGATCCCATCATAAAAGTATCATCTCGTGTGAGATCCATCATAAATGGTTCAAGGACTGTTTTACCAGACTCTGTATTTACTACAAATGGTTTAACAAGTTTACAATCGGGTTCACCAATATCTGCACTTGCAACTTCATCTACTTGACTGATAATATAATGATTATTAATCAGTGCTAGAACTCTCACTTCCATTTACTTTTTCCGAATACATTTCTTTGATACTATCTAGTGGCTCAACCATTGTAACCACATGATGTTTTGGTACTAATATTTCCTTATCAGCAGTCAATAATATCCAAGGGGATAAAGTAACTTGAACTGATCTATCCTCTTCACTCTCTGCAAGAAATTGTTTTTCAGCAGATACTCGATGTGGATTAGAAAATAAAAATCCTACTGGTTTCCCATCATCAACCAGTTCTTTTATTTCCGCAATTACATGTTCTTTATCTTGTAATATTGCTAATTTAACAGACATAATAAAGTATTAATTGAAAGGTAGATTCCTATCGCCGCTAATCCTGAACCTACCAAAGGGGATCACCGCAGTCAGTATTTCTCTGACAGATATATTATAGCATAAAAAAAG